GATTTGCTCCAGAGCATATTGACCCTACAATTGCAACATCTCTAATGCTTTTATTAGATCAAGCTCAAAGAGTACAAAATCAACAGCCCGCTTCTCAAGGTAGGTAAAGGACAATCATGGATGACCCGATAAGCAATGCTAGACCTGATGGTTCACCAAAAGGAACGGGGTTCTTTGGCGCATTGAAAAGGCCAGATGGCAAGGTGTCTACAGAAATATCTATTGGGTTAGATGTTGATGGTAAGCAAATAAACGTTCCCTTGCTTGTTCCGTCTCTTACTTTTGAAGAGCTAAATTACTTGCTTCAAAGCAATGTTGATTCAAAAGACTTCCTGAAAAACTTGCCCCCTTCTATAATGGACAAAGCCTACAATCACGCAGAACAGCGTATTAAGGCAGGAATGTCACCTTTTGCGTTGCCTAACGAGGTCTTTAAGCCTCCAGTTGCACCAAAAGCACAACAAATGCCTGAAGCTGTAAATATGCAGTATCAAGACCCTTTTGGCGACACTACAAGGTAATATCATGGAATATCAAGAACCAACCGAGTCCGACAAGGAAATAGTTAACTTTGTTGTTAACCATTGTGATCGTTGGAGGGATTGGAGAGATGTTAACTGTCTTGATGATTGGCTAGAGTACGAACGCATCTTCAATGGTGAGTGGGATGTCCAAGACAAAACCCGTGACTCTGAGCGTTCAAGAATCGTTACCCCCGCTACCCAACAAGCCGTAGAGACACGCCATGCCGAAATCATGGAAGCCATCTTTGGTCAGGGTGAGTTCTTTGACATTCAAGACGATATTCGTGATGTCAATGGTAGTCCCTTAGATGTTGCTGCCATCAAAGCACAACTCATGGAAGACTTCAAAGTAGACAAGATTCGCAAGTCTATTGACCAGATTGAGCTACTTGCTGAGATTTATGGTACGGGCATCGGTGAGATTGTTGTTAAAACAGAGAAAGTCTTTGTTCCCGCTACTCAAGCAATACCTGGTCAAATGGGTCAAGCGGCTATTGGTGTAGAAGAAAAAGACCGCATTGCAGTCAAGATTGTTCCTGTAAACCCCCGTAACTTCTTGTTTGACCCCAATGGCACATCTATTGATGACTGTATGGGTGTGGCTATTGAGAAGTATGTCTCTATCCATAAGATCGTCAAAGGTCAAGAAGATGGAATTTACCGCAAGGTAAAGGTTGGTACTGACTCTATGGACACAGACTTAGAGCCTACCCAAGAAGTCTCCCAGTACGAAGATGACAAAGTAAAACTGCTAACTTACTATGGCTTAGTTCCCCGTGAGTACCTAGAACAGTTGGAAAACGAAGATGGTGAAGTAGAGGATTTCTTTCCTGAAGACACCATTCAAGATGAGTATTCCGATTTGGTCGAAGCAATCGTAGTGATTGCCAATGATGGAACGCTTCTAAAAGCAGAAGCCAATCCATACATGATGAAAGACCGCCCAATCCTCGCTTATCAGGACGACACAGTTCCTAATCGCTTGTTGGGTCGTGGTACTGTAGAGAAGGCTTACAACTCACAAAAGGCTATAGATGCTCAAGTGCGTTCACACTTAGATTCACTAGCTCTGACAACTAGCCCAATGATGGCTATGGATGCCACTCGCCTTCCCCGTGGTGCTAAGTTTGAAGTTAAGCCAGGTAAAGCTATCCTGACAAACGGCAATCCCAATGAGATTCTGTTCCCGTTCAAGTTCGGCAATACTGATGGTTCTAACCTGACAACAGCTAAAGAGTTTGAACGTATGCTTTTGATGGCAACAGGCACTCTTGACTCTCAGGGAATGATTACTGCTGTCTCCAGAGATGCGGGTCAGGGTGGTATTTCGATGGCTACTGCCTCAATTATTAAGAAATACAAGCGTACCTTGGTGAACTTCCAAGAGGATTTTATGATCCCCTTCATCACCAAAGCCGCCTATCGCTATATGCAGTTTGACCCCGAGCGTTATCCTACTGTGGACATGAAGTTCATTCCTACGGCAGCGCTTGGCATTATCGCTAGAGAGCATGAGCAACAACAGTTCATCTCTCTACTCCAGACTCTTGGCCCGAATACGCCTGTTTTGCCTATCATTTTGAAGGGCATCATGGCTAATTCTTCTCTGTCAAACAGATTTGAGTTGATTGAGATGCTCGATAAGATGGCTGTTGCTGATCCACAAGCCCAACAAGCGGCTCAGATGCAACAACAATTGGCTATGCAACTGGCTCAGGCTCAGATTGCTGTCCAAACGACTCAAGCAGAGCAGAACAAGGCTGAGGCTCAGAAGTTATTGACCGAAGCTCAGTTGATGCCTATTGAGTTGCAAGCTAAGAGCATGGCGGCTAACACCAAGAACCTCCCAACTGATGACGCTTTGGCTTCAAGAGAGTTCGATAAGCGGGTCAAGGTTGCTGAATTGATGCTAAAAGAAGCAGATATTCAGAACAAGGCCAAGATTGTTGAAAAACAGATGACTAGACAATGAATCAGGAACTTCAACGCTACTACGAAGAGAGATTCTCAATGATGTCCACTCAAGGGTGGATGGAATTGATGGAAGATGTTGACAAAATGATAGAACCTTTGAATAATATTTCAACAATTGCAGATGAAAAAAGTCTACAATTCAGAAAAGGTGAGTTATCTATACTTATTTGGCTGAAAAACTTGAAACAAGTCAGCGAAAGAGCATTTGAGGACTTAAATGAGAAGAATGTATGAATTTGCCTGTATAAACGGGCATAAGTCAGATAGATTTGTTGTTTATGAGACAACAAGTCTGAAGTGTGAGTGTGGTGAGGAATCTCATCGCATTCTCTCAGCGCCAGCTTTTAAGTTAGAAGGATGGTCTGGGGCTTTCCCATCATCGCATGGGAAGTTCGAGAAAAGCCATTTGGATAAGTTAAAGGCTGAACGCAAAATCAACTCATAAGCAATTATGCCGAGTTGAATCTCCTACAACCGATTGACGGCAGGAAAAGGAAATAAGTATGTTGATTGATGACGACAAAGAAGAGTTGGGTGAGTTAGAGATCGAAGAGCAGAAGATCGAGCAAAAGGCTGAACTCCCTGAAAAATACAGGGATAAAAGTTTAGACGACATTGTGAGGATGCACCAAGAGGCTGAGAAGCTCATTGGAAAGCAAGCACAAGAGGTAGGCGAGGTCAGAAAGTTAGCCGATGAACTTATCAAACAGAACCTTAGTTCCAAGCAGCAGACTAGACAGGAAGAGCCTGAAGTAGATTTCTTTGAGAATCCACAGAAGGCAATTCAGAGGACTGTTGATAATCACCCCGACATCCAAGCGGCACGACAAGTAACGCTAGAGATGAAAAGGTCACAGATTCAGCAAAGGTTAGCGCAAGAACATCCCGACTTTGGAGACATCGCCAGAGATCAGGATTTTGCAAATTGGGTGAAGTCTAGCCCTGTTCGCATCAAGATTTTTGAGCAAGCCGATTCTGGATATGATTTCGACTCAGCCAATGAATTGCTATCTACCTATAAACAGCTACGTTCTGTCAAACAGAAGCAAACAAGTGATGAGGGTGAGGTAACTCGCAAACAGAACTTGAAAGCAGTAGGTGTAGATGTAGGTGGTTCTGGTGAATCATCAAAGAAGGTATACAGAAGGGCTGACCTTATTCGGCTGAAAATGCAAGACCCAGATCGGTATGATGCTCTAAGTCAAGAAATTATGGCGGCATACCAAGAAGGTCGAGTTCGTTAAACTTTAGGAGATTTAATCATGGCATATCCAACACCAGCGGTAACAGTAACCACCGCAGACAAATTCATCCCAGAAATCTGGTCAGATGAAATCGTAGCCGCTTACAAGAAAAACCTTGTATTGGCTAACATCGTAATGAAGATGAACTTCAAGGGTAAGAAGGGTGATGTAGTACACATTCCCGCACCTACCCGTGGCAACGCTACAGCAAAAGCGGCATCTACTGCCGTTACGCTGATTGCAGATACTGAGACAGAAGTTTTGGTTAACATTAACAAGCACTTTGAGTACTCACGTTTCATTGAGGACATCGTTGAAGCACAGGCTCTAAATAGCTTGCGCCAGTTCTACACTGCTGATGCAGGCTATGCGCTTGCCAAGCAAGTAGACACTAGCTTAATCCAGTTGGGTCGTGCATTCAATGGTGCTACTGTCGGTACTAACGACTATGCGACAAGCAATACATCCACCAAAGCCTTTGTTGGCGGTGATGGTACTACTGTTTATAACAGCACATCTTCTAATGCTTCTGCATTGACTGATGCCGCTATTCGTCGCACGATTCAGCGTTTGGATGACAACGACACTCCTATGGATGGCCGTTTCTTTATCATTCCTCCTTCAAGCCGCAATACGTTGATGGGTCTTGCCCGTTACACCGAGCAAGCTTTTGTGGGTAATGGCAATGCAATCCGCAATGGTGAAATCGGTCAACTGTATGGTATCCCCGTGTTCACAACAAGCAATGCTGATACTGCTGCTGGTAACTCTACAACAGATCGTATCTGCTTGATGGGTCATAAGGACTCTATGGTTTTGGTTGAGCAAATGGGCATCCGTTCACAGACTCAGTACAAACAAGACTACTTGGCTACCTTGTTCACATCTGATACTTTGTATGGTGTTGCCGCACTTCGTGCAGCCGCTACCACTGGTGCAGCTTTGTCTTCTAGCGCATTTGCGTTAGCAGTTCCAGCCTAATAGTTGCCTTTTCCCCTCGCCTTAATCGGTGGGGGGATTTTTTACATCAAGGAGATTTATTATGGCAGCAGCAACAGCAGTCGTTTCCCGCAGGGGTAATGACCAATTCCGTGGTCTATTTACAGACACTTGGGACGTTTCATGTACTCTCAATAGCGCATCAGTAGCTACTACTGCAACCGCTACAGATACAGTTACAGTTCCAGGCGTTGCTTTGGGCGATATGGTTATCGGTATGGCAATTGGCGTTGATGAAGCAGGTTTGGTTCGTAGAGCCTATGTTTCAGCCGCTAATACAGTTACTATCGTGACTTACAACCCTACAGCAGGTTCTGTAGACTTGGCATCAACCACATTGAACCTTATCGTGGCTCGTGCGGTTTAATTAAAGGGGGCTAATAACCCCCTTTTTTGGAGTTTTTATGGCAACCTTTAGATGTTTAACAAGTGGGCAAACAGTCACTTTTACCTATCAGCACGATATTGATTCGATGAAAGGTCATCAAGGTTACGTCAGAATAGATGAAGTTGAAGAAGAAACTTCTGATAAGCAAATAGTCTTGCAACCTCCAGTACCTGTTAAAAAGATGGGTCGTCCAAGGAAATCAAATGTCTGAGATTGATCCACGAGAATTTGGTAAGCTAGAAGCCCAAGTTGAGGCTTTACAAGTAGAAGTCCATGCACTTCGCCAAGATATTAAAACGCTTTTAGAGATGGCTAACAAGTCTAAAGGTGGCTTTTTCGTTGGAATGGCTATCGCCTCTGTTATTGGCGGTATCATTTCTTTTGTTGCAACCAAAATAGTTCGATAAGGATTTATATGCCTCAAGTTGGAAACAAGAAATTCCCATACACAGAAAAAGGCGAGAAAGAAGCCAAAGAGTATGGCAAAAAGAAATCTATGCCCGTTACTGTAATGATTGCTATTGGTAAGCCTAAAGCTATGCCTACCCGTGGTGGTCGTACTGCTACCAACATGATGAAAAAAGCAGGTCGTGGCAAATGAAAAAGACCAAAGCAGAGGCGAAAATCTCTAAGGTCTACAAGGAATTTAAGGCGGGAACGCTTCACTCTGGTAAGGGTGGCCCTGTTGTCAAGAATCCTAAACAGGCAGTTGCGATTGCTTTAAGTTCTGCTGGTATGAGTAAACCAAGGAAGAAGAAATGAAACAAGGTCTTTACGCTAACATCAATGCCAAACAAGAACGCATCAAAGCTGGTTCTAAGGAAAAGATGCGTAAGGTTGGCTCTAAAGGCGCTCCTACTGAGGCGGCATTTAAGGCTGCGGCTAAGACCGCAAAGAAGAAATGATCCCTGAATCATTAGACAAAACAACTGTTAATCAGTTACTTCTGTCTCATGGGACATGGAAGCATCTTTTTTACCGATGCTATTCAGAAGTAAGCCCTGATTACAAAAACTATGGTGGTCGTGGAATTGATGTGCATCTATCGTGGCATGGAGAAGATGGCTTTTATCAATTTATCCAAGATGTTGGACTTAGGCCATCAAAAGATTACAGTCTTGATAGAATTGATGTGAATAAAGGTTATTCGCCAGAAAATGTGAAATGGTCAACTAGCATTGAGCAAGCCAACAATCGAAGGAATAGCAAGCGATACCTGTTTGAAGGCGAGAATCTTACGTTGGCTGAGATTGCTAGAAAAACGGGAATTGGATACCAAAGAATCTGGAAAGCAACAAAGATTTATGGTGATCCATCAGAACATACAAAAATTGATCCAGATCGTGGCAAACGTATGTATCAAGGTGAATTACGCTCAACAACTGAGATTGCTAAAATGGTCAATATGAAGCCAGAAACTCTTATGCAAAGATTAAGAAATGGCTTAGATTTTGATTTAGCTATTGCATTACCACCTCAGCCTGGTGTACACTTCACAGGAAGATCATCATGGTCTTAAAAAAATACCAGAATCCAAAAGGCGGGTTAAATGAGGAAGGTCGAGAGTTCTATAAAAGAACTGAAGGACTGAACTTAAAAGCACCTTTAAAAACGGGTAATTCAGGTCGACGATCTAGTTTTTTAGCACGAATGGGCAATATGCCTGGCGCTGAGATGAAAGATGGGAAGCCTACCCGACTCCTATTATCTCTTAGAGCTTGGGGCGCATCGTCCAAGGAAGACGCTAAGGCTAAGGCTAAAGCGATCTCTAAGAGGAATAAGAAGTGAGACCAGTATCTGTCAGTTCAAATCCTACAGCTAATACGCTAACAACCTTGTATACAGTCCCCAAGGGGTACTACGCACGGGTGGGTTTGATTCACGCTAACAACGCTACTAACTCAAACAAGCACGTTACTTTTGATTGGGTTGACACTAGCGCAAGCGTTACTGTGAGCGTAATTTACCAATACACAATTACTTCCAAAACTTCATTGTCGTTTGGCTTGCCTTACTACTTTGTCATGGAAGAAGACGATGTTTTGAAGGTAACAACTGAGTCGGGATCAACGATGGGAGTTGTTGCAACATTTGAAATTGAAGGGTCACAAAGAACATGACTTACCTAGAACTTGTTAATGATGTTCTCACCCGTTTGCGTGAGACTAATGTTTCTACAGTCTCAGAGACTAACTATTCCGCATTGGTTGGCAAGTTTGTCAACGATGCCAAGCGTCAGATTGAAGATTCCTATAACTGGAATGTTCTATCTCAAACAATCACAGTTACTACTGTTAGTGCCACAAGTTCATATTCTTTGACAGGTGCGGGTCAGAAGTTTCGCATCAATGATGCTATCAACACTACCAGTATTATAACTTTAGATAACACCACGACTGCGGATATGAACCGCAAGTTGAACTTTGGTACACCTTCACAGTCTATTCCTTCAGAGTTTTGCTTTAACGGGGTAGATGGTAGTGGAGACACAAAGATTGATCTTTTTCCCGTTCCTGATGGTGTCTATACACTGAAGTTTGATTTGACCATCCCACAGGCTAATCTGTCTGCTGATGGCACTTCAGTCAAGGTATTAGACTATTTGGTGACTCAAAGTGCCTATGCTCGTGGTTTGATTGAGCGTGGTGAGGATGGAGGTACTGCTTCTAATGAAGCGTACGCTTTGTTCCGTGGAATGCTATCTGACGCTATTGCATTGGAAAGCACTCGTTACCCTGAAGATAACTTTGTGGCGGTCTAATGGCAGCTCCTCTACAAAGTCAAAGCATTAGCGCACCAGGCTTTTATGGCCTGAACACGCAAGACTCGCCCTTAGATTTATCTTCTGGCTTTGCTCTAACTGCGTATAACTGTGTGATTGACCAATTTGGTCGTATTGGCGCACGAAAAGGCTTTACGCTTGTTAATGCTTCATCAGGCAATCTAGGTTCTAACAATGTGGGTGTTATCCATGAGTTAGTCCAAACTGATGGCACTTTGACTGTTTTGTTTGCGGGAAATAACAAGTTATTCAAACTTGGCACTGCTAATGCAGTGACTGAGTTGACCTATGGTGGTGGGGGAACAGCCCCTACTATCACTGCATCTAATTGGCAGTGTGCATCTTTGAATGGCATAGCTTATTTCTTCCAAACGGGTCACGATCCACTCATCTTTGACCCCGCTGTTAGCACAACGACATTCAGACGGGTATCTGAGAAGTCAGGCTATGTAGGGACTGTTCCTCAAGCAAACATTGCCATCTCAGCGTTTGGTCGCTTGTGGGTGGCTAATACATCTACAGATAAGGTCACGATTACCTTTTCTGACCTGATTGCGGGTCATGTATGGTCAGGCGGTACTTCAGGAACATTGGATGTTTCTAGGGTTTGGCCGAATGGTGCTGATGAGGTGATGGGTCTAGCGGCTCACAATGATTTCTTTTTCATCTTTGGTAAACGACAGATTCTTGTTTACTCAGGTGCTTCTACTCCCGCATCTCTTGTTTTAAGCGACACAGTAGGCTCTATTGGATGTATTGCTAGGGACACTATTCAGTCAATCGGCACTGATGTGATCTTCTTGTCTGACTCTGGTGTTCGCTCACTGATGAGGACAATCCAAGAGAAGTCTGCACCACTTAGAGACTTGTCTAAGAATGTGCGTTCTGACCTAGTATCTTCTTTGGCAGTAGAGACTTTGGCTAATCTGAAATCTGTTTACTCAGAGAAGAATGCCTTTTACTTGTTGACTCTTCCAGTAACGGGTCAAGTCTTCTGCTTCGATACAAAAATGCAATTGCAAGATGGTGCTTTTAGAGTAACCAAGTGGGACTCTATTACTCCTACGTCGTTGTATTCACTCCGCAATGGTGATCTGTATATTGGAAAGCAAGGCTTTATTGGCAAGTATGGAAGTTTCTTAGATAACACTTCTACTTACCGATTGAGCTACTTTACCAACCATGCAGACCTTGGTAATGAGAATCAGATTTCTATTCTCAAGAGAATCAAGACCATCGTTATTGGCGGCTCTGACCAGTTTGTCACGATCAAGTGGGGCTTTGACTTTGCTGCCAACTATTTGTCAGGTAATGCTTTTATCCCTGAACAAGCAAACTATGAATATGGCCTTGCTGAATACGGCACAGCAGAATACTCAGGTGGACTCTTGATTAAGACACTAGATGTAAATGCTTCTGGTGCGGGTAAAATTGTTCAAACAGGTTACGAAACCACTATCAACGGCACTCAACTGTCAATTCAGAAGATTGAGATTCAGTCTAAGAACGGAAAGATATCCTAATATGTCAAATTATACAAAGAGCACGAATTTCGCCACTAAGGATAACCTCACGCCTGGTGATCCACTCAAGGTCGTCCGAGGTACAGAGATTGATACTGAGTTCAATAACATTGCTACTGCTGTTGCGACTAAGACAGACAATGCGTCTGCCGCAATTACTGGTGGTTCAATTACTGGTATTACAGACTTAGCAGTTGCTGATGGCGGTACAGGTGCTTCTACTGCGGCTGGTGCTTTGAATAACTTGTTGCCTAGCCAAACAAGTAACGCAAACAAGTACCTTCAAACTGATGGAACTAATGCTACTTGGGATGCAGTCACTCTTTCTACTGCCGACATTACAGGAACTCTTCCTGTTGCTAATGGTGGTACGGGTGTAACTAGCTCTACGGGCACAGGCTCAGTAGTGTTATCAAACTCGCCAACATTGGTGACTCCTGCATTGGGAACTCCTGCTTCTGGCGTGGCAACTAACTTAACAGGTCTGCCAATCTCTACGGGTGTGAGTGGTCTTGGTACTGGTGTGGCTACTTTCTTAGGTACGCCATCATCTGCTAACTTAGCTTCTGCCGTTACTGACGAAACAGGTTCTGGTGCTTTAGTGTTTGCCACTAGCCCTACTCTAGTTACTCCCGCTTTAGGCACTCCATCAGCCTTAGTTGGTACAAACATCACAGGCACTGCTTCTGGTTTGACTGCGGGTAATGTAACGACTAACGCTAACTTAACAGGTGCAGTCACTTCTGTTGGCAATGCAACGTCTTTGGGTTCATTCACTTCATCTCAATTAGCGGGTGCTTTGACAGATGAAACTGGTAGTGGTTCAGCAGTATTTGCTACCTCTCCTACCTTAGTCACACCTATCCTTGGAACACCCACAAGTGGCACTTTAACGAACGCTACAGGTCTTCCTATCTCTACAGGTGTATCAGGTCTAGGAACTGGCATTGCAACTGCTCTAGCGGTCAATACAGGCTCTGCGGGTGCGCCAGTATTGTTCAATGGTGCATTGGGTACGCCCTCTAGCGGTACTGTAACTAACCTTACAGGTACAGCCTCTATCAACATCAACGGAACTGTGGGTGCTACTACAGCTACTACTGGTGCGTTTACTTCTTTAACAGCATCTACAACTCTTGGAGTAACTGGTGTATCTACATTAACTGGTGGTGCAATAATTCAAAATATGACTGTTGGTTTAGGTGGCAGTGCTGTGGCTACCAATACTGCGGTGGGTTTTAATTCTTTAACGGCAAATACAACTGGCGCAGAAAATGTTGCTGTTGGTCGTGCAAGTTTATTAAGTAGTTCAACTGGGAACTACAATACTGCTCTTGGACGCTCTGCCCTTCAGTCTAATACAACCGCCTCAAATAATACCGCAGTAGGCTACCAAGCTGCTCTTTTAAACACAACTGGTGCAGACATTGTTGCTGTTGGTTATCAAGCATTAGACTCAAACACTACTGGTTCTAGTAATGTTGCTGTTGGTAGTGGCTCATTACAAGCCAACACCACAGCATCTTACAATACTGCCGTAGGCTATCAGGCGGCATACAACAATACAACCGGCGCTGGAAACACTGCTGTTGGTAGGTCTGCACTTGTGGCAAATACAACGGGAACTAACAACACTGCGGTGGGTGGGGCTGATGCCGCTTCTTACGTTAACGCTTTGGGTGCAAACACCACGGGTAGTTTTAATAGTGCTTTTGGAGGAACTGCTCTTAAGAGCAATACAACTGGTAGCAACAATACGGCAATTGGAAATTTTGCGCTCCAAGCCAATACCACAGCAGGAAACAACACGGCTGTTGGTTATCAATCTGCATTTAGCAACACAACTGGTACGGGTATAAATGCTTTTGGCTTACAAGCACTAAACGCAAACACTACTGGTACTAACAACACCGCACTTGGAACACAAGCCCTCCAAGGCAACACCACAGCATCTAACAACACTGCGGTTGGTTATCAGTCTCTTTATACAAATATTACGGGCGCATCAAACGTAGCTATTGGTTTTCAAGCTGGCTATTCATCAACTGGTGGATTTTTAACGGCAGTTGGTCAAAAAGCTGGATTTTCGGCTACAACTAGCAATGGGGTATTTGTTGGATTTGAGGCAGGTTTAAATACAACTACAGGAGCAGATGTAGTTGCAGTTGGATTACGTGCTTTAAATACAAACAGCACTGGTGCAAGCAATGTTGCTATTGGTCGTGATGCTCTTTACTCTAACACCACAGCATCCAATAACACGGCAGTAGGTTATCAGGCGGGGTACAGTAACACAACAGGCACATACAACACTTTTGTTGGTGGCCTTGACGACACTGCTAAATCGGCTGGATATACAAATACTACTGGCAATCGTAATACTGCTATGGGTGCTGGAGCACTTGGAGTGGCAACTACTGCTGATGATAATGCCGCTTTTGGTCAACAAGCTCTTCGTTCCAACACAACAGGCGCAACCAATGCTGCGTTTGGACAGGGTGCTCTTTATTCGAACACTACTGGCTCAAGCAATACTGCAATTGGAAGACACGCATTGTTGTCCAACACCACATCATCTAACAACACTGCTGTAGGCTACCAATCACTTTATACAAACACTGCCGCAAGTAACACTGCTGTAGGTTTTCAAGCCGCCTACACAAACAGCACAGGTACACAAAATGTTGCCATTGGCTATCAGGCTCTGTACACAAACTCTACTAGTGAAGACAATACAGCAGTTGGATACTCTGCTTTAAAATTAACCACTACTACTCGCAATACAGCAATAGGCACTTACGCTGGTGAAAACAATTCTACTGGAAGAATTACCGCAGTTGGATGGGGTGCATTACGTTCCAACACCACTGGTACTGGCAACACGGCTATTGGTGGTAATGATACAACAGTTGCTGGCGCACTTCAAAGCAATAATACAGGCGCATACAACACGGCTGTTGGTGCTGGCGCACTTGCCGCTAACACCACAGCAAATTTTAATACTGCATTAGGTTATCAAGCTGGAAATGTAAACATTACTGGTGCGCAAAACACATTTATAGGGCGTGTGGCTGGTAGAGATACAACTGGAAGTTCTAATACATTTTTAGGTGATGGTTCGGGAGTTGTGGTTACTAGCGGAAGTAACAATGTCATCCTTGGCTCTTACTCAGGCTCTGGTTCACCTATCTCAGCAACAGGTAGCAACTTTGTTGTGCTGTCTGATGGTGGTGGAAACATCGTAGCGTCTGCCAAAACAGCCCAGACCTTTGCACTTCAAGGTGGAACTTTATCGTCTGGTACTGGTCTTGCATTCCCCGCAACTCAATCAGCATCTACAGACGCTAATACGTTGGATGACTATGAGGAGGGAACTTGGACACCTAGCATTGGTGGCACTGCAACGTACACTACCCAAGTTGGTCGATATACCAAAGTTGGTCGTCTTGTAACATTTCAATGTACTTTGACCATTTTATTGATTGGCACAGGCTCAACTACACAAATTAGCGGATTGCCATTTACTGCCGCTTTTAATAGTGGTAATGGTGGACACGCAATTTATTACGAAAGTATTGATTCAAATGTTTCTCAAATTGTTGGTTATATTGGAACAACAAATATTGTTTTGCAAAGCACTACCGCATTTGCAAATTCAATAGGCTCATTTTCAATTTTTAAAAATGCAGCAAACATTACGTTCCAAGGCTTTTATTTTGTTTAAAGGAAAAAAATCATGTCTACATTTACCGAAACCACATACATCTCTCAGTTTGACATTCAACCTAATGGTTGCATTGGTGTTCGCAAAAGCACCGATGTTTTAAAAGACGGAGTTGTTATTTCAACAACCTACTGGCGTTGTGTCTTAGTACCCAATGACCCACAAGCATCAACAGTATTGGATGAGGCTTATTACTTAAGCATTGCCACATACGCTTGGACTCAAACATCACCACAACCTTACAACCCTACTGAGGCTTGAACATGACTACTTTTACAACACGCATCACAGCGATGTACACTTTGAATACCCCATCACCTGACTACGTTGTCAACGTACTCTATGAAGTCACTGGCGTAGATGGCACTTACACTGCCTCTATTGGTGGCAACACTCAGTTTAGTTCTGCTGACCAAGAGGGTGCAATAGTGCCTTATGCAAGTCTTACAGAAGCAATCGTAATTGGTTGGATTCCTGAGTCATCTATTGCAAGCGCACAAGCGTGTGTTCAAGGTCAGATTGACTCAATGATTACACCTCCTGTCAGCCCATCCAACACAGCTTTGCCTTGGAGTGCAGCATGAAATTAGAGTTAGAAGTTAACGAGATTAACTTTGTATTGCAGACCCTTGGTGAATTGCCAAGCAAGTCGGGCGTGTGGCCTTTAATTTTAAAGATTAAAGAACAGGCTGAAGCGCAAGTTCCTAAAGAAGCGGAGTAATCATGGCAGTGTCAAGTCAAGACATACTGAACTTCTTGTTGGCTAACCCCAACATGAGTGATTCTGCTATTGCTGCGACAATGGATATGTATGGCGTGACACCCGCAATGATGGCTGAAGCAGTTGGAATTCCTGTTGAGCAAGTGCAACAAAGATATGAGGAAGTGCAACCACAGGGTTTATTTACTGCTCCAGAACCAATTAGAACACCAGAGCCTGTTTACACCCCTGAACCTGTTTATACGCCTCCAGAGCCTGTATACACACCGCCAGAGCCTGAATATATTGCAGAATCAGTATATTTACCTCCAGAACCAGTGTCCAAAGAACCAGACTACATTCAATCAGCACCCCAACAAGCACAAAAGGCAACCACTATGGCTGTAACTAGCAAACAAATTGTAGATTTCTTACTTGCCAATCCGAATATGTCGGATGCACAGATTGTTGGAGCTATGGAGCAATATGGGGTTTCTCCTGCTCAAATGGCTACGGCTGTTGGGTTAAAAGAAGGTGATGTAGCGGCTCGTGCTGCGGCTACTGTTCCTAATGGACAGACTATTACCCTTGGAGATACTGTTGTTCAACCTGTTTACCAAGTAACTGGTTCTGGTGAAGATCAGCAAGTTGGTGGTATTGAGAATGTTATTACCTACAAAGCCACTGATAACAAGGCAGGTGGATCGTATACTCAATATACATCTACTGGTGAAGTAGAGCAAACTGGCACTCAACAAGAAGTTAAAAGTGGTCTAAAAGAGTTCGCAATAGGTGCGGCTTTACTGTTTGGTTTGCCAAGTATATTAAATGCAGGTAGTGCGGCTACAACTGCGGCTACTGTTGGAAGTACGGGTTTAACAGCGGCTGAACTTGCTCAACTTGACTTAGCTCTTGGTGGTGCAGGTGGAACACTTGGTGCTGAAACTTTGGCTTCTGCCTTAACAACAGGAACAACTGTTGGCACTTTAACTAATTTAACTGGTGGTAGTGGCACAGGTTTATTAACTGATACTGCTACTAGCACTCTTACTGGAACTGGTACAGGAACAGGGACAGGAACTATTACAAGTACAGGGACAGGTACGGGAACAGGTACTCTTACAAGTACAGGAACTGGTACAGGAACAGGAACACTCACCTCTACAGGTACGGGTACGGGAACTCTTACTTCTACAGGCACTGGTACAGGAACTGGTACAGGCACTGGAACTCTTACGGGAACAGGAACTGGTACAGGTTTGTTAACAAATATAGGAACAAATGTTGGTACTGGAATTATTAGTAATTTAATAAACAAAACTGGCACATCAAACCTTGCAAATCTATTCTCTGGTGGACTAGGTACTGCGGGTAGTTTGCTTCAGATGCAACAATCTAAAGAAGCGGCTCAACGTGCGCAACAAAGGATTGATGCTGAGACTGCTGCGGCTAAAGCATCTGCGGCTTTCAGGCCAGTAGGAATGACCACACGATTTGGCACTTCACAGTTTGTAGTTGATCCTGTAACGGGTCAGTTAACAAGCGCAGGGTACACACTTAGCCCTGAAGCTAAGAATGCTCAAGATCGCTTGGTTAAGTTAGCTGAGTCTGGTTTGCAACAAGCAGAAGGCGCACAAGCACAGTTTGCTCCTCTTCAAACAGGCGCACAAAGTTTGTTTGGTTTAGGTCAAGGTATTCTAAATGCTCCAAGTGACACTCGTTTGGGTGGCATTGCCTCTCAATATTTATCACAATCACCAGAAAGCAAGCGTTTAACAGCACTTGGTGCTGATTACTTAAATCAGTCTCCTGAGAGTAAAATGCTTACTTCTCTCGGAAGTAGATACATTGCTCAATCTCCTGAAGCAGTAGCTCAGAATTACCTCAATCAGCAGATGGCTTTGTTGCAACCTGGTCGTGAGTTAGAGTTGGCTAATCTGCAAAACAGACTTCAACAACAAGGTCGTGGTGGTCTTTCTGTGGCTCAAGGTGGCACTATGGGTGCTACCACTCCTGAACTACAGGCTTTGTTTAACGCTAGAGCACAACAAGAAGCTCAATTAGCGGCTAATGCTCAACAAGCGGGTCAACAGCAAGTTCAGTTTGGTGCGGGATTGGTTGGTACAGGTCAACAACTTGGAATTCAAGGTCAACAGTTTGGTTCTAATTTAATTGGTTCTGGTCAACAATTAGGAATCCAAGGTCAGCAATTTGGCATTGATGCGTTGGCAAGACAACAAGCCCTTGAGCAACAAAGAGTTGGTTTTGGCTCTGGACTATTAACTCAAGGTGCGGGTCTTCTTGGTCAGTACTATGGTGGTCAACAAGCCGCTTATGCGCCTTACACAAACGCTTTAGGACAAGTACAGAACTTGGAAAGCATGGCTCAACAACCATTGCAAATGGGTGCTACTCTTGGTCAACAATCATCTGCTGCGGGTGCAAGAATGGGCGAATTAGGCTTGAGGGGTGCGGGTCAAAGTGTTGCTTTGGCTACTGGTGCAGATGCAACTAGAAACCTTGGTGCTCAAAGTCTGATCGCAGCAGGTAATCCTAATGCTCAATTTGGTCAGGCGTTGGGAAGTGCTTTTGGTGGTTTGTTTAATACTCCACAAAGCGGCTTTAGCTATGGTCAATATGGAACAGGTATAGACCCATCGACAGGCGAATACTTCGGTTCGCTTTACTTCTAAGGACACATCATGGCAGAAAATATAGTAGCGGGTCTGTTTGGTTTGACTCCTGAAATGTATCAGGGTCAACAGTACCAACAAGACTTAAAGAGAGGCTATGAGTTGGCTCAGTTGTCGCCAGGTGCTGCGGCACAAGCTAGTCTAATGGCAAGTGTTGGTCAACTAGGTCGTGGTATTGGCGGTGCTATGGGCATAGAAGACCCTCAGTTAAAGCTAATCAGCACTAGAAACACCATTGCCCAACAGATAGACCAAACTAACCCTGAGTCGATCCTAAAAGGTGCTCAGATGCTTGCTCAAGCGGGAGATCAACAAGGTGCTATGGCTTTGGCGCAATATGCTCGTCAAGCACAGAGTGAGATGGCTCAAGCACAACAGCGTTTAGCAGCAGCTAGAGCGTCTGATGCAGCCGCAAAGAGGGAGCGATTCCAAGCTGATCCATTCCAAAAATTAGTGGAATCAGGTAAATATACCCCACCAAGTCTTGCAGAATATCAAAGAACGGGTAAGCCTGAAGATTTGGTTTTATACGAAAAGCCAGAAAAACCAACATCAGCAAACATTAAAGAAATTGGCGTTGCTGAAGCTACTAGAGAGCCTGTTTACTTAGATGTAAACAATGACCAACAGTTTATCTACAAGAAAGATGAAACTGGTAAACAAGTCCGTGTGCCGTTTACAGGTGGTGTTGATAGAAAAGTATCTGAAACTAAAGTTGGTGGCGTTACATTGCCAGCAGGTGAGTCTGAGTTTGTAAAACAACTTGGCAAAAAAGATGCTGATCGTGTTGATGCTGCTATTACAGTGCGTGATACGGCTGTTTCTACAATCAATTCACTCAACAAACTTGCTTCATTGCCTGACAATCAATTGATTACAGGACAATTTGCAACAGGTCGTGTTGGTGCTACCAATTTGTTGGTAACGCTTGGTTTGGCTGCTCCTTCTGATACTAATAGACTTGTGTCTAGTCAGGAATACCAAAAAGTTGCGGGTGATGTTATCTTGCAAACTCTTGGTGGCAAGTTGGGTTCTGGCTTCTCTAATGCGGATCGTGAGTTTATTCAAGGACTTATTCCTCAACTTGAGACAAATCCTGCCGCTCGTAGACAACTTATCTCTTTCATGCAAAACAAGAATCAAGAGATTGTTAAAGAATCAATCAGGCTTGAAAACTATGCTCGTGATAAAAATGGTCTGAAAGGCTTTGAGCCTAAGATTCCAATGTCTGTTGCACCTACTCAGCCAAGACCTTATTCTGGCTTAACAAATGAGCAACTTGAAGCAAAAATTCGAGCTGCACAAGCTCAACAACCACGATAAGAGGTAAAGCATGGCTGATTCATTAGCAGAACTGATTGCTGAAAGAGAAAGACGCTCTGGTCGTGTTACTGGTGGTGTTCGTAGTGTTCTTGAAGAACCTGAAAAAACAACTACTCAAGAAGAAATTAAAAGGGCTGTTACATCTCTTTTAAAAGGCTCAACTGTTAGTGTTATTGGAGCAGTAGGTGGTTGGGGTAATGTTTATGATGCAATTAGAGAAAGTAAAGACCCAAATCCTTTATCTAGTCGTGGAATAGTTAACGCTCTTGCTAAAGTTGGTGGCCCTGACTTAATGAAAATTCAGGGATACAAAGGTTTATACGATCTTGGTCAGGCAGGAGCTTTCCCAGCGGTGATGTCGGCAGTAGCACCAGGCAGTAGTCTGTTTAGATTGTCTACTCCTGCTAGAACTGCGGGTGCTGAATTTACTACCGCAGGTACTTTAGGTTTGCTGTCTCAGCAAGTTGCTCCTGAAAGCATGGCGGCTCAGTTAACCATGCAAACCTTGCCATACTTGGTTGTGGGTGGTGTTCGAGGTTACAGTGCTAAAGGTCAGCAAGACAAAATTAACGAATACAAGAAATTGCTTCCTGAAGGCGATAAGAACATCTTTGATGAGTTTATGCTTCGTGGTCAGGCATCATCTGATCCTGTTATTGCTGCTGACATTGCAAGACTTTCTAGGTCACCAAAGTATTTAGAGCTTATTACTGCTTTGAATGAAGGTGCTGCCAAGAAAGCTGTATTAGGTATTGAGCCTAAAACATCTGTACTTACTCAAGAACAAGCAAAAACAGCAATTATTCAAAGTATTGAAGACAAACTTTCTGGTATGAGAGACAGTAAAACTGGCAGTTTGTTTGAAAAAGCCAAAGGTTATGGTGCAAATATACCTTTAGTTGACCCATCAAATACATTGGCAAGCATTGATAACTTGATTGCTAGATATTCTGAAAAAACAACACCAAATGCTGATCGTGCTGTCCAAGTATTACGAAATATTAGAGAGCGTTTGGCTACAGAAGTTCCTGTTAATCCAGAGCAAGTTGCTTTAAGGGGTGCTAGTGGCCCTATTGAGATGACAAATAAACGTACTGTTGAGCAAGTTCAAGGTGTTTTGTCTGAGTTTGGTAAAAAAGCATCTGCTGGCGACAACTTAATTAAAGACTTGTCTATTTCTGATGAACAAATTATAACAAGTGCTATTTTTGGCAGTATGAAGCAAGATTTAAGGGCGGCTGTTAGAACTTCATCTGGAAGCGATAGGGCGGCTTTAAACTTATTATCAGAAGCTCGTGATCGTGTTGCAAAATCTAGTGAGGCATATAACGAAGCAATTGCTCAAGGCTTACCTAAGTTCTTGCAAAACAAGAGTCTTATTGAGGTATCGCCAGAACAACTATTTCAAGCATACAAAGAATTGACTCCTGCTCAACGAGGAACAATGAGGTCTTGGGTGTCTAAAAATGACTCAGAAGCCTTATCTGTTTTAGACAAACAAGTATTTGATGAATTTGTTAATAGTGCAAGAACTCCCAATGCTCTTGGCGTAGAGACTGTTAACTTAGAGTTAATGGCTAAGAACTGGCGTGGTTTAAATACTATTGATAAGGATGCTTTGGCTACTGCTTTGGGAACTAATGCGTCAGAGTTTGGCAGTCGTATGAAAGATGCTGAGTTGATGACTCGCAAAATGAGTGTTTCTAAACCATCAGAGCCTCCAATCGTTAGTGGTGAGGTTGTGAGAGAGGCTTCTGCTGTTTTAGGTGCGGGTTTAAATTATGGTGCATCTAAGGTTGGTCAACTTGGTTTAGATATTGTTAATTCATTTAGCAAAAATGGTTTAAATGAAGACCAACTTATGAAGGCTTTACTTACTCCTGAAGGTGCTAAATTCTTGAAAACTGCGGCTTTAAGCCCAAGGTCTGCAAATGTTTTAACAGATTTGACCAAAATGGAAAATTCAAATCCTGTTGCTCGATGGATGCTTGGAACTACTGCTCGACTCGGCCCACGAATGGCTAGTGCAGAGCAACCTACTGTTCAAACGCAAGAACAAGCAATTGTTGGTCAGGATGAACTTGCTGCCTTGCTTCAAGAACAAGCAATGCGTCAACAACCTGCTCAAGCACCTGCTGAAGAAAATGGTTTAGCAAGGCTTTTGCAGGATAGGGCAAATCAAATGCAACAGAATCAACCACAACCTGTGCAGTAATGAGAGACTTTGCCGAAGCCATCATCGCTGCGGTATGTATTAGTGCTTTTGTCATCTTTTGTAGCTACATTATTGTTTGGGCGTACCCGTGAAATGGCTACTAGTGCTGTCAATGTTGTTTACATTGGTGGCATCTAGTAAAGAGAAAACTGAATACAGATGTGTTAGATGGGCATGGACAGGTGATGTTTACAACCGAAAAGTAGTATGCCTTGAGTGGCAAAAGGTAG